AAATACTTTTACAGCAGATGAAGTATCAGATGCTATTAATAGCTACTACAGTATATTTTAAATAAAAAAAATGGCAATAAGAAACTCACGTAAAATAGGTATCCCGATGGTTAATCTACGCTTAGGCGGAGGGGCACCTGTTGATGAGCGCTTCATTATATCTGTAAAAACAGACAATACAGGCACATCTAATAATGATCAATTTACATTGCCTTGGACGGGTGATTATGATGTAGATTGGGGCGATGGCGTTACAGATACAGGGCAGAGCGGCTCATCTACACACACGTATGCTGCTGCTGGTACTTATGAAATAGCTGTAACACCTACAAACGCCTGTAGAATATTATTTAATAATGGAGGTGATAGACAAAAACTTTTAGAAGTTAAAAATTGGGGTACTGGACAATGGTCAACAATGGGTAATGCTTTTTACGGATGTAACAATATGCAGGTTACAGCAACAGATGCACCAGATTTATCTAATACACTTGGTAATATGCAAACTATGTTTAGAGGGTGTATAGTTTTATTAGGGGCTTCAAGTTTTGGCAGCTGGACATTTCCGGCATCTACAAGAGCAGATAATATGTTTAGAAGTTGTCAAGCGTTTAATGCAGACCTTTCAACTTGGGACACAAGCACGTTTACAAGATTTGACCAAATGTTTATGGATTGTGATGCATTTAACAGCCCTATTGGTGTTTGGAATACAAGCAATGTAACTAACGTAAATAATATGTTTAATAAAAATAATTTTGCTTTTGATCAAAATTTAGCAAATTGGGATGTTACAAGTATTACAACTGGAACTAGATTTTTAAGTTCTAGTGGTATATCAACGCTAAATTACGACAATACTCTAATTGGATGGGCGGCACAAAGCATTACAAATTCATTTACTATGGATTTTGGTAATTCAAAATACACACTAGGTGGTGCAGCAGAAGCAGCAAGAACCACATTAGTAACTACCTATGGTTGGACTATAGTTGATGGCGGCGGTATATAAAAAATAAAATTATGTCAAAAGGAAATTTAAAAAGCACAAGTATTTGTTACCCTGCACAAGAAACTTGGTTTATATGCTGGGATAACAAAAGAGATAATATAAAAGCCTATGGTTCTATCAATACGGATCAATGTATGGATACTTACTGGGATGAGGTAGATTACTACTTAGACGAAGCAGAATGGGTAAAAGTATTGCTAGAAAATGGTATCAATCCAGATCCAGATGCAGATATAAATAATTTATTAAATACATAAATAAGACAACATGTCAGTAAACGAACAAGGACACCACGGAAAATACAGCGGAAACTCTAGACACACTAGAGTAACAAGTCATAACTTTGCCGCTACAAGAAGAGACGATCAAGCACATATGCAATATCTAAAAGAAGACATAGACTATGATGCAAAACACGGTCACAGCGATATAGATATGACAGCTGACGAAAAGCATATATCTAAACTAGCAGGTGATTTAAAATACGATGACAAACACTATGGTGCTGCTAGACATACTACCGCTCATTCTACTGAAGAGTACATGGAACGCAGAGACAAAGCTATAAAAGCTAATTCATAAAACAGATAGGACTGTATAAACCTAGCCAAACATAAACATAACCAAAAACAAAAACAAAAACAAAATGGCAAACTTTATCAATTTTCCTGTAGTAGGTGGTGTAACCACTGGACAGGGTGGAACTCCAGCTCCTGACATGGACGGAGACAATTTATTATTAGCAGATTCTATCGTTAATGTATCAGTTGTAGCAACTGCTGCAGGTGCACCAGACGACGGAGCTATTAAAGCAACTTTAAACCTATCAACTGGAGGTGGACCAACTACCGCGACAATGCTAGTAGCTACTTCTTCTTCAGCAGGTGCTTCACCTAACAACAACGTTCCAGCTTCTGCTGACTATGTAAACAAGGTTAAGGCAGCTATACAAAGAGCTATGACAGCTAACCCAGGTGGCGTTAAAGCTTCAGTAAGTCTTCCTCAAGACAGCGCTGATGCATCAGCTAAATATGACCCTGCACTAACAGTTTACTTTAGAAGCTTTACGGTAGCGTAATTATGAAACCTAAAGGACTAGGAGATAGCATAGCTAACTTCACACACAAAACAGGTATTAAGCACGTCGTTGACATTGTCTCTGACGGGCTTAATATCAATTGTGGTTGCAATAACAGACAAGAGTGGTTCAATAACAAATTTCCTTATAGAAACAAGAATGGCATTTAATATAAAACCTTTTTTTGATCTCAATAAAATGAGTACATCTGTGTTTGAAAGAGATATGGGTGATGATCCTGTATTTGCAAGAACACCTAAAAACGGAGTTATTATTTTAAACGAAAATGCCATTAAAGATTCTAGCAAAAAAGAACTAGACAATACCATAGCGCATGAACAAGTACATGTTGACCAATTTAAAGACGAGATAAAAAATCCAGGTACTGGATTAGACTACAATGTTGGCGCTGGTAAAGTTATGTTCAAAGGAAAAGAATACGACTATTCTGTTATGCAAGCAGGTAAAGGTCCTTGGGAAAAACCCGCGTATGCTGCAGAGAAAAAGTAGCTTATTGATATTTTGTGTAATGATATAATAAAGAATAACAATTAAATCCAATTATATGAAAAACTTAATTATTGCATTATTTATTACACTATCTTCATTAAGTCTTAAAGCTCAAGAAAAGTTCAATGGCGTTTGGAAATCTGAAGGAACAACATATATAACTACTATATTAGCAAGTGAATATTCTGTTCTTTCAATAACAAATACTAGCTTTGATGAGCTAAAGACATTAAAAGAGAATATACTAAAACAAACAAGTAGTAAATTAACTACAAGTATATATAATAAAGATAACGGTTACAAAGCTGAAATAGAATACAAAATGTTAGATGATAATACAATATCAAGCACGTATTCTACATTTCCAGGAGAAGTATACATATTAAAAAAAATTAACGTTAATAAATAAACAATATGCCTAAAAACATGAAATATGACGCTACAACCAAGAAAGCTGGAGCGCCAAAAAAAATGAAATCAAACCAAGATGGCGGTAGTGTTACTGCTAAAGATCCAGCTGCTGCAGGAAAACAACTAATGGCTGACCAAAAGGGAGCTGCTAAGTATAAAAAAGGACCTGCAATGGGACACAAAAAAGGGCCAGCTAAATACGATAGAGTCGTGCTAGGTGGTAACAAAGGAGATGTATCAAAAACAAAGCCAGGTAAAAAAGATTATGAAGGTAGCGCTAAAATGGGTTATTCTCAAAAGTTTGGTGCTGGACGAATGAATGGATATGATGCAGGTGCTAAAAAAGTTATGGACGTAATGACTTATGGCGCTGGTAAATACATGGTTATGGACGTAATGACTTATGGCGCTGGTAAATACATGGAAAAAGGACCTGCTCAAAAAAAAAACGACATTAAGGGCGGAGAGAGAATAAGTGTAAAAACTTCAGATGGTAAAATGCTAGATGTTAAAAAAGGCAGCGGTTTCCATCAGCAAGCTGTAAAACAGGGTTCTGTTTTTCAAGGAATGAGACCAAGTTACCCAATGGGTGATCCATACGAGTTGAATATCTCACAGGCGGAAAAAGATAAAAGAAAGAAAGCAACTTATCCAAAATACTAATGTACTCAAAAAAAGGATATTTAAAAAATAGTCCTGACGTAAATAAAAAATCTAACTTAATAGCTAGTAATAAAATTACTATGAAAGGTGTTGAGCATAAGGTTTTAGGTATTGACGACAGAGGGTATGCAACTATTATGTATCCAGGATATGATTACATTTTTCCAAATGGCAAAGAAGTATTAGAAATTAAATTAAATAAATAACATTGGACAAAATAATTCAATGGCTTACGGGTGGCGTCATCAAAGAAGTTGGTGGCGTCATCGATAAGCTTACAACTACCAAGGAAGAAAAACTTGAGGCCAAAAGGCTAATGGTTGAAATACTAGAGAAAGCAGATAGTGAAGCCCAATCGCAAGTAACCGAAAGGTGGAAGTCAGATATGGCATCAGATAGTATGCTTTCTAAAAATATACGCCCTATGGTTCTTATATACTTAACGGTTATATTTACCGTGTGTGCGTTTTTTGATGGTAATGTAGGGCAATTTAAAATAGCGGAAGAGTATATACCGATATTTCAAACCCTTTTAGTAACAGTCTACGGTGCTTACTTTGTAGGTCGTAGCTGGGAGAAAGCTAAAAAAATTCAAAGTAACAATTAAATTAAATTAAATAAAATGAATAAAATAGAAGACAAAGAATTAGAGAAAGTAGTAGAGCAGCAAAGAGAGTTAAATGAAATTTTAACTAACATTGGTGTTCTAGAAACTCAAAAGCATGGACTACTTCATAAAGTAGCCGCTTTAAACAAAGATATAGAAGAAGTAAAAAACGATCTTGAAGGAAAATATGGAGCTATCAATATTAACTTAGAAGATGGTACGTATACTAAAATAGAGAAAGATGGATAATGTCATAAGAAAAATTAGCATAGGTGCTGATTATAAAAATGATGCTATGCACTACTCTGTAGGTCAAGAGGTTTACGGTGGTCACACTATATCTCATATTCTACTAGAAGATAAAGATTCATCATATAACATTTACATTAAGAAAAACGACGAGGTATTACCATGGAAAAAATTTAATTCCAACATGGCTATATCTATAGAGTATGATATAAAGTACTAATGAGAAGTGTGTATGATTTTATCGTTAAGCCGGTAGGTGATAGATACGCAAACACAAAAAAAATTGGAGACACTGAATTAGTTTTAAACACTAAGATAGAAGGTTGGAAGTTTGTAAATAGGTTTGCCGAAGTAGTATCAACACCTCTCGCTATTGCAACGCCTGTTAAACAGGGTGATATAGTTGTAATACATCAAAACGTTTTTAGAAGATTTTATAACATGCAAGGTAAGCAAACAAATAGTAGATCTTATTTTAAAGACGATTTGTACTTTGCTAGTGTTGACCAAGTATACTTATATAAAAGAAAAGATAAATGGCGATCTATAAATGACCGTTGTTTTATAATACCAATAAAAGAAACAGAGCTTCTAAGAAACAATAAAGAAGTAAACAATATTGGTATACTAAAAATAGGTAATAGCTCGTTAGAAGAGCTTAGAATAACTCCAGGACATATAGTAACATTTAAAGCTGGGTCTGAATGGGAGTTTAATATAGACGGAGAACGTTTATATTGTATGAAATCAAATGATATTTTATTAGAACATGGATATAAAGAAGACGAAGAAGAGTATAATCCTAGCTGGGCAGAAAGCCGTTGAAGAGTTAATAAAGGTAGCTAAAGAAGCTATCGTTGATTCAGATGACGACATATCAGCAGACAGATTAAAAAACGCAGCAGCTACTAAAAAGCTAGCTATATTCGATGCTTTTGAAATATTACAAAGGATTCAAGAAGAGGAAGCTATACTAAATGAAAAGCCTAGAGAAAGTAAAGAAAAAACTTTTAAAGGTTTTGCAGAAGGGAGATCTAAATAATGTATACTCAAAGTTTATATAAAATAGTAGATGACCATATTAAGCCTCATATAATAAAAAAGAATAACAGGTATAAGAAGTGGGAGTATGGTTACAACAAAGAACACGACGTTGTTGTTATAAGTAAGACAGGAGAAATAGGAGAAATATACGATATACAAAATCTAAAGATTGCATTACCAAAACCTAAAGATGTTGTTAAGTTTAAATCAAATTGTTGGGAAAGAGCAGAGTTACCGAATGAGCTAAAAAAAATAAAAACAATATTTGACTGGGAAAATTATCCCATAGATTTCAAAGAAAAGTGGTATGATTACATCGATAAAGAGTTTACTAGACGAGAACAAGGTTTTTGGTTCAATAATAAGGGCCTGGATACTTACATTACTGGTACTCACTTTATGTACCTGCAGTGGTCCAAAATTGATGTTGGGAAGCCAGACTTTCGAGAAGCAAACAGATTGTTCTTTATATTTTGGGAAGCATGCAAAGCAGACGAACGGTCTTATGGAATGTGTTATCTTAAAAACCGTAGATCAGGATTCTCGTTTATGTCCTCAGCTGAAACAGTTAACCTTGCAACAATATCCTCGGATTCACGGTACGGCATATTGTCCAAATCTGGTCCCGATGCTAAATCAATGTTCACAGATAAGGTTGTACCAATTTCCGTTAATTACCCGTTCTTTTTTAAACCGATCCAAGATGGTATGGACAGGCCAAAAACCGAACTGGCCTACAGGGTCCCAGCCTCAAAGTTTACACGCAAGAAACTTGAAACAAACGAAGCGGTCAAAGAAATCACGGGTCTTGATACCACAATCGACTGGAAGAACACGGGTGACAACTCGTACGATGGTGAGAAACTCAAACTCCTCGTTCACGACGAATCGGGTAAATGGGAAAGACCGAACAACATCCTCAATAACTGGAGGGTTACAAAAACAACACTTAGACTAGGTAGTAGAGTTATAGGTAAATGCATGATGGGGTCAACTTCAAACGCTTTAGATAAGGGTGGAGAAAACTTTAAAAAACTTTACTATGATTCAGATGTCACAAAAAGAAACCGCAACGGACAGACTCGTTCAGGACTCTATTCTTTGTTCATACCTATGGAGTGGAACTACGAAGGATACATTGATTCTTATGGCATACCTGTATTCGATACACCAGAAGAAGAAGTAGTAGGACCACAAGGAGATGTAATAGACTTAGGTGTTATAGAATATTGGCAAAATGAAGTTGATGGTTTAAAAGGTGATCAAGAAGCTTTAAATGAGTTTTACAGACAATTTCCTAGAACAGAAGACCATGCGTTTAGAGATGAAGCAAAACAGTCGTTATTTAACCTAACTAAGATATATGAGCAAATAGATTTTAATGGTGATCTAAAGCATAGCTCTTTAGTTACCAAAGGTAGCTTTCAATGGAGAGACGGTATAAAAGATACTAGTGTTATATTTGTTCCAAACAATAACGGTAGATTTCTTGTTACTTGGGTTCCACCTGAAAACCTACAAAATCGTGTAATAGTAAAGAGTGGGGTTAAATACCCAGGTAACGATGGTCTAGGCGCATTTGGTTGTGATAGCTACGATATATCAGGTACAGTTGACAGTAGAGGATCTAATGGAGCGTTACATGGTTTAACTAGTTTTAGTATGCTTGATGTTCCACCTAATCACTTTTTTTTAGAATACATATCAAGACCTCAAACAGCTGAGATATTTTTTGAAGATGTTTTGATGGCTTGTGTGTTTTATGGAATGCCTATACTATGTGAAAATAACAAACCTAGATTGTTATACCATTTCAAACGTAGAGGTTATAGAGGCTTTTCAATGAATAGACCAGACAAAGTTTATAATAAATTGTCTGTAACGGAAAGAGATATTGGTGGTATACCAAACTCAAGCGAAGATATAAAACAAGCTCATGCCGCTGCAATAGAGACATATATAGAAAACTTTATAGGTCTACAAGAAAAAGGTTATGGTGATATGTATTTTCAAAGAACATTAAATGACTGGAGTAGATTTAACATAAACAACAGAACAAAGCATGATGCATCTATAAGTTCTGGATTAGCTCTTATGGCTTGCAACAAAAATAGATATAGACCTATACCAAAAAGACAAATTATATCCTATAATTTAGGTATAAAGAAATATGATAACACCGGTATTGCTTCTAAAATTATAAAGTAAATGAATATAAATTATAATGCTAATAGTGCGTTTCCCAATCAGGTAGTACCTTTGGAGGAAAAATTAAGTCTTGAGTATGGTTCAAAAGTTGCTGACGCTATACAGTCAGAGTGGTTTGCGCAAGGTAGAACTAATGGAAATAGATATTTAACTTCTTTTAATAATTACCATACACGTAGGTTATATGCTAGAGGAGAGCAATCAACACAAAAATATAAAGATGAATTATCTATTAACGGTGATTTATCTTATTTGAATTTAGACTGGAAGCCTGTACCTATATTATCTAAGTTTGTAGATATATTAACTAACGGTATATCTAATAAAGATTATGATATCAAAGCATATGCTAACGATCCTGTGTCTATAAAGAAAAGAACAGATTACGCTACTAATTTAGCTATGGATATCTTTGGCCAAGACATTATACAAGAAGTAGAAAAAACTACAGGTCAAAATATATCTAAAACAAATATACCACCTATAGATCTTCCTAAGACCATGGAAGAGATGGAGTTACATTTACAGTTATCTTATAAACAAGCTATTGAAATAGCCGAGGAAGAAGCTATAACACAAACATTAGATAAAAATAAATTTGAATTACTTAAACGTAGATTAAACTACGACTTAGTAACTCTTGGTATTGGTGCTGCTAAAACAAACTTCAATACAGCAGAAGGTATAACTTTAGATTACGTAGACCCTGCCTATATGATACACTCATATACAGAAGATCCAAATTTTGAAGATATATACTACGTAGGTGAAGT